TCAGTTTGCTGGAACAGCAACTTCCACACGCCGCGGTCGTTCGCCGTCCTTACCGGGAACCAGAACCACCACTACGCAGACCTCTTTGCCGTTTTGGACAACAGATGTTGCACGCGCAAGGGTCCCCCCTTGCGAGTCCGCTACCTGCTGCCCCACCGACGAGCAATCCGCAGCTAAAGCAGGACCGGCGAAGACGACGCCGGCGCCCGAGATCAGACCCGCTAGGGGCAAGGAGAAGAGTAAGTGTTTCATCATGTTGTCATTAATATCGATTGCTGTCTGAACGATGAATGAACAGTTGGTGTCTCGCTGCTACAAATGCCACAGGTTCACGTCTTTTAACATCATATTTCTTTACGTGAAATGAGAGTTGTCGCGCTGATGCGTCCAAATAGCGCTACAACGCCGCTAATGGCGGTTAGGAATTGGACTATCGTATCTGCAAGAGATGCATGATCGGCCCCTTCAAGCGAGCCATTGAAGAAGCCGGAGCACGACAAGCCAATTGTTACTATCGATGCCCAGATGGTCTTGGAAGCAAACCATGATTTTTCGTTGGTCATTAGCAAATTCCTTTAAATAATTGTCGGTTCAAAAAATATTGGAGAAAATTTACAGTGGGCCTCCTGACCAAGCCCGACTGAGGCGGAAATCATCGCTACTTTAAAGTCAAAAGCGACGGACGCATTGCCCAGATCCTTCAGCCGCTCAGAAGCACTGTAAGTCCAGTTGCTGGCGGTCACTTCAAATGACCTGACAGCCCGCTCTTCAAACAGTATTTCTATATGATAGGCCTCGCGGACTTCCCCCAGCGGTATTTCTGGAGAAAGCCAGCTATCAGCATCAATTCTCCCGCGCCTGATCCAGACTATATCCATATCGCCATTTGGGCGCATTCTGGTGCTGATATGGACGGGCGAAAGCGGTTGCAGTACCCGCAATCCTCCCATTTTTGTTTTGGTGCTGTAAAACTGGTCGGAAAACTCTTCGCCTGAGCATCCAATGCGCCAGTTTAACTCCAATCCCGCCTCTTGGGGTTTCAAGCCTGCCGGAGAAACAGCATCATTGAGCAAAATGAAGGGTGCTCCCTCCTTTTTGAGCTGCATGGCCTCACGTTCGGTCCCGCATTGGCCACGCAACAGCCCGGTGAGTCGCCATACGTCGCTGCTTATTTCCTCCGCATTGAGAAATTGCAGCAATTCCCACTCTCCACCAGACGATCCAACAAGTGCACTATTGGCACCGTTAAAAAGTTGGGAGCGTGTCACCGAACTCAGCTCTCCATCGTACAGCCTGACTGAAAGAGCCTGATTATTAAGCCAGCGCCCGCTGGCGCCTTCATTCAATGGTGCAACCAACTCGCCCATGATAGCGCTATGCGCCAACATTGCGCGCTGTTCAAAACCAGTCTGTTCCGGAGAGATAAATGCGCTTACTCCGTTCCAGGGCCGCGCAAATGCGGCAATCCGGAATTGATCGGCAGGACGCTCTATCCCCGGCCACATCGGAAGGTCTATCAACTCAAAATAAGGTCTGCCCGGGATAGAGAGATCCGTATCTGATGTAACAGGCAATGCTGCCTGGGCGGGATACCGAACGTGTTTTGGTACTGCCCCCGCCTCCAGACGCCTCGTCGCCCCATCTTCAATCGAGGTGATTACAAAAGCACCTGCGGGTACCGTACCATGCGGGTCGGCAATTCTGATCCGGTCTCCAACTTTCAAATGCGCCTGTTTCCAGGGTAGCTCTAACGTTACTGATCGCCGGGACGCACGGCGCGACTGCATCCATTCTTCGGCAAGTGGCTTGGCCTGACCGCTTTCCAGTATGGCTGCAATGCCGATGCTTTCCGTTCCTTTGCCGTTCTGGCGCTCAGCAAAGGCCATCGCCGCCTGATAATCCAGCATCGGGTCGCGATAGGCCAGCTCAACGCGTTCCGGCTGCTCCATTATTTCTGTCAGCCTCCATGTCAGCGCGGCAGCATCCTCGCGCTCGACGAACTCTTCGATCAATGGTGTTTGGGAATCTGTGCGGGTATTGCTTTGAAAGACAAGCGTTTTTCCGCTTTCAAATGCATCTATCCCGTAGACTGCGAGCAATGGCTCGATTGCGGATCGAACACTCATTGGTTCGTCCAGCACGTAGCCACTGACAAATCCATCGACGCGACACGTATCGAAATCAACGATCCCATAATCCTTGAGAATGGCAGCTATCAATTCATCGAGCGCCACGCCTGAAAGCCGGCCGTTCAGCCAATGACCCGATGTCCAATTGTCGCCATCAGACCACAATTTTCGGTTTAGCGGAAATTCCGGATGAGGCCGTGTATCCCAAGCCCAAACATAGAGCCGATCCTTATCAAGCATGCTATCGGCAAGGTCTGACCAGTGCGCAATATGTGCCCGCAAATAGCGATTCTGGGCCAGGTCATTTCGTCCTCGATCTGAAAAATAGGGAAATGCCCCCTCGGATGATTTCATATCGGGAAAAACATTGGGCTGGTTCGGGCCCTTATCGACAGCTGGGCAGCCTAGTTCCGTCAGCCAGATTTGCTTGGCAGCGGGCTGCCATACAGTAGGTGCGGTCTGTTCCACGCCACCAATCCGATTGTAATGACTGTTCCTCCACCATGAAGAAAGGTCTTTGAAGCGATAGACCCATGGCTTGCCGGAGCCATCTGAAATCGGTGTTCGCACACGCATGGTCCGGTCATTCGGCGATGCATAATACCAGTCATAACCTTCCCCTGCAGTAATCTGCTCTTGCAACGCCGGCAGATCATAGGGTGCCACAAAGCCATCAGGATTAGGCACCCCATAATCTTCGTCGCGCCAGTCACTGAGCGGCATATAATTGTCGATGCCAATGGCGTCGATTGCCGGATGCGCCCAAAGTGGATCAAGGTTGAAATAAACATCGCCTGAACCGTCTTGCGGATGATGCCCGAAATATTCAGTCCAGTCCGCGCCATAGGTGAGCTTACATCCAGCCCCCACAACCCGGCGGATATCGGCGGCAAGACTGCAAAGCCCATTTACGAATGGGAAATGATCGTACGGCCCCCGAACCATGGTAAGCCCCCGCAGTTCCGAACCAAGGATAAACGCATCCACGCCGCCTGCACAGAGAGCCAGATGCGCGAGATGCAGCACAAAACGACGATAACCCCAATCTTCACCATTGCCTTGATAATGGACGCGTTGATGCTTGATCTGATAATTTTCTGCCGTGGCGCTCCCTAGAAATTCGGCGATCTGGTTCACCGCCGCTTCTGTCTCGTTGACACTGCCAGCATGGTAAGGCGCAGGGTGACAGGTAATGCGTCCACGCCAAGGATGTGTCGCCTGATGTGTTGAACCGTAGGGATCGGGAAGCTGGTTGTCCGGCGGTATATCAAGCATGATGAACGGGTAAAGCGTGACGCTCAGACCTCGCGTTTTTGCGTCTTCGATGGCGGCGATAATGCTCTCATCGGATGGCGTTCCACCATAGATCACCCCCCTGTCATCGCGGGAAATGAGATGTGCACCGGCGCGGTCAACGCCTCCAGCGCACCATTTCTCGCTTTCGTTGTTCTGATTCTTGTCCATGACGCCCGGGCGAATTTTGCAATTCCCAGCACGCAAATCCGCGGCAAACCAAGGCACTACGATTGCAACATGCTTAAGGGCAGGACAGAGCCCCTGCAGCTCGTCCATCGACGCCTCCCAGTCCGTATCACCTCGCAGGCAATTATGGTTCAAAGCAATCGTGTGACCTTTATCCGGCTCATTGGTTACCAGTTTCGGCGAGAGTCCGAACTCCGTTGAGCCGGGTATAAGTGCTACCGCCTTGAGACTGCTGGCGACGGCTCCGATTGCTCTGATCACTTCAAACTGAAACTGCGGTATGCGATTGCCAAAATCATCGAGTGGAAAATGCTCGAAAACCACATAGGCCGTGCCCCGATATGCTGGTGCATTGCCGCTTCCCTGTTTGGCTTCAATCAATGGATCCGGCATTTGATTTTCGCCGCCGCAATGGACGCGGATTGTGCCTCGCGTCTGGTCGAATTCCTTGCCGTCAGCCCATATGCGACGGATAAGGCTTATCTCTCCGGCGGCAACCGCAATGGCGAAATTGCCGAAGTAGGAATATTCAGCGACCTTCCGTCCGCCTTTACCGCCCTGTCGCTTTTTGGTTTTCTGCTCCTCGAAACGCGTTCCCCATATCAAAACGCCCGGCACCCGCGCCGCGCCATAAATGCGAGGAAGAGCAGCTCCCTCCTCGCCCATCGTCGGACGCATGGATGTCATGCGTGGCCCTTCGGCATTTTGTCCGAACAGCGCACGATCGATCAAATAGCCCCCCACCGAAGCAGCGGCTGTGGCTATTGCTGCTGTGACGGTACCTGAACCGAAAATAGCCGTAGCAGTCGTGGTGAGAACGAGTGTCGCCATATCATCAAGTCCCGTGGCAAATACTTCAAATTATTGAGGAAATCCAAACACGCCAGCAATCCGCCTGCGCCATTGCGGGATCAGCGCTGAATCCATGACGCAGTGTCCTTCATAGGCATGTGTAAAACTATCCGGGCTAGTCAGTATGCCCAGATGCTTTGCGGAAACTCCGTCACGCCAGCGGAATACAAGCATGTCGCCGGGGATTGCCTCTGCCGGATCTTTCGGAATCATGTGCCTGTGCGCCGCCTCCAGCAATGCATCACCGCCGCCTGATTCAGCCCAGTCCGGAGAATAAGCTGCGATGTCCTGCGGCTCGCGGTCATAAAGTGCTCGCCATATTCCGCGGACAAGACCAAGGCAATCGCACCCAACCTGACATTTGGAACCTTGGTGACGATAGGGTGTGCCAAGCCAAAGCCGGGTTTCAGCCAGAACGTCCTGTGCGATCGTCATTGGACCAGCGGCCCGCCATCAAAATTGCCTTTGCCATCCGCAAAATTGTAGACTGCATCATTGCCTGGCAGATGAGGAAAACCACGAAAGTTCAAGGCATTTGCAAATTTTGCCTTGCACTGCGCAAAGCTCTTGTCACAACCGGCATCAAGCAGAAATGTATCGCCTATTTTGATGTCTGGAATTGGAGAATCCCGCAAGCTCAGGCGGATACCCTCACTGTGAGTCTGGTATGCCAGTACGACATTCCTGCTGCCATTGGCCCAGGTCAACGTTCCATTGCGAAACCAGTTGTTGTCCGATGGCTGCAAACCGGCAACCACAACCTCGCGGTCAGAGATCAGCCTAGTTACACTCCCCTCCTGTGCGCGGCTTTTGTAACCGCACCGGCTGTCACCCAGCTGCGCATCGCATTGCCGGGTTACCCGACGACCGCTTATCTTGTCGAGATCAACGGAACTGCTTTTGAGTTCTGCAACAAACCGCCCGCCCGAGCGGGTGATTGCGCCGATACGCGATGAACGCAACAAGGCATATTGTTCAGGCGATGCCCAATTGACGAGAAACGTCTCGACCGCCGCCCCATCGAATGCACCCCGCTCAATGTCATTGTCGGAAATAGCAAGCGAAGAAAGCGCTCCTTCGATTTCTGCGGTATCTACACTCAGACCCAATGCGCTTGTGGCTTCACTGGCACTCAATCCAGTTTGCGGTTCGCAGGATACGCCTTCAATACGCACTGTTTTGTCGTGATCGGTGAAGCCATATACAATCTTGTCTGTTCGCCGGATGATCCAGCAAAAACAATGCGTTGTTATCTCTCCTGAAAGATGTGATTCAAGCGTTGCCGGCAAAGAGCTCATGCCTTGACCTCAATAATGGGAATGGACGGAATATCACCGGCGCTGAATGATCTAAGGCTGATCATCAGGCGGTCTGTGTCGAACCGCGCGGGTACATCGAAACTGAATCCCGCACTCACTGCTGCGCCCTGTTTGGGTATTTTCCCGGGCTGGAAAATGATCTTCCCGCTGATCAACTCAACAACAAAGTCGATCGCCTCTTTGTGCTCTATGCCCGCTACGGCCACCCGCACGCTGTCTTTTTCCACCTTGGTGATAGGCCTTACGTGCTCGCCATAACGCTTGATGAGTTGGAACACTCCATTGTGCCCGTCTCCCAGCCCAAGCATCTGATCCGTGGCAGCGATTGGCATGCCGGATTTGCCCGATAGATGATCAAAGGGATCGCGAAACCGGAAGGCATGCAGCGAGCCCCGCCGCGCCTCAAAAAATGCCATCACCTCTTCAAGGTCCGCCAGCGAACGCAATCCGGTACCAGCGTCATAGTGGCGTCGCGACTGGGACCAGCGTGCATTGCGCTGCTCGAATCCGGACGTGAGCGGCACGATTTCATTGCGCCATTCCGGTCCACCGGTCGCACCAAAGGAGACAGCCGCCGGAAAGCGGACGTCGTGAAAATCTGCCATACTTTATCCTTAAAGCGTTCTTGCGCCCCGGCGTGCGGCGCGTGCCAGCATGCCCGTTACTTGCGCCTCGGATTTGCGGAACGAAGCAGCATCCGTTGCAGTGACGTTAAATGTGACATGGACCGGCGAGCTGCCGCCCTGTGTGGCCACGCCAAGGCGCCCATCCGGTCCTCGTGCGAGTGGCATGATCGCCTCGCTGCCCGCTTCGCCCATAAGCCCAAGGGAGCCGCCAGCATTGAAATAGGTCGGAGTGTCGACAATGCCGCCTTTCGCAAAGGCTGTTGGCCGGTCAGCTGGGATCGGTACCGGTCCCTTGAAGGTACCAGGCTTTGCCATGAAGCTTCCAATGAAATTGGAAAACAGGTCCGAAGCCATGTCCTGCAATGGTTTCAATCCGGAATTCAGCGCCATACCGGCGATGTTCATCGCCACTTGCTTCAGAACATCGTCCAGCCCTTTGCCACTTATTGCGGCGCTTTTCAGCGAACTGGTCAAGGTGCGTCCGAACAAATCGGATTTCTTCTGCAAGTCATCCAGTGCGCGGTCCATTCCGCCGGTGTCAACGTCCATTTTTACTGTTATATCTTCAGGCATTGATTTCCTGCTGTTTATCCGGAAAGGCTTGCATCATTTGCTGAAGCTCACACTGCGTCAGTGCAGCCCGTGAGGGCGTTCGATAAAATGCTGCGTTCAGTTCACGCGGCGTCATCGCCCAGAATTCAGCCGATGAGAGTCTCAACACACCAAACCCGGCTGCCATCATCGCTGCCCAGGGAAATGGCTCAGTAGAATTCCCATCCATTATCAGAGGGTTACCTCCGCCGGTTCCGATTTTGATTCACCGAAGGTTGCGCTTAAAATTTCACTGACAATGCGAGCAAATCCAGTCGCACCGCCTTCAGCGCGCATTTGCGATACTTCATCGAGAGCCACAGCGTTTCCGCCGCCGCGTAGTCCCGCTGTAATGATCTTGAGAATGTCACCGGCTGAAAGCGGGCTGGTAGAAAACCGCTTCAGCAGCACAGCCAGATCTTCGGCGCCAAATGACGCTTCAAGCTCCGCCAATGCACCCAGGGTCAAACACAATGTCCATTCACGTCCATCAAGCATGGCGCTGATTTCGCCGCGATGCCGGTTCACCATCATGCGATCTCCGTGAACTTGACTGGCCCGGCCGACTCCAGAGCAATTTCAAACGTGACCTCGCCATTATGCGCGCCGCCATATTCCAGCGCGACGATCTGAAATAAGCCCTGCAACAGGCCAAAGCCCGGAAGTACGATCTGCCAGTCAGGGATAGAGCCGTAAAAAAATGCCTGCCGGAACAGATTATCTGAATGTGCATCCTTGAAGATGCCCGAACCACTGATTGATGCCCGTTGAATAGCACTGCCGCCAAGCAACTCCCGCCAGCGTCCGGCTGCGTCAGCATCTGTCACATCAACAGTTTCCGTGTTGAAAGCCAGACGTTTGGAGCGCATGCCCGCGCAAGTGACATAGCCACCTTCCGCACCCGCAATCTTCAATAGAATATCCTTGCCTCTTTGGGCGACCATTGGTGTTCCTTTCAAATGGATTTTTCAAATCTCAAGCGGACAGGTCTTCTGTCACCGCCCGGTAGCGCAATACGCCCAGATACCCATCCTGAGCGTCCTCGGCGCGTGCCTGCGAATATTGCAGGTTCAAATTCGTGAGCCGGTGGCCGCTCAGCACCAGTTGTGAGCGCTCCAACAGGTGTTCGATCACATTCATGATCTCGAACACGGTTTTACGACCGCTCGCCCTGTTCCAGATATTGAGCGTAAACAGGTGCTCGCTGCCGCGTTCGGTCGCCGTGCTCCAGTCGTAAATATTGGAAGAACCCAACGTTACATAGGGAAACTCGGCTTTTAACGGCACGCGGTCATAAACCCGTCCCGCAATCAGCCTTTCCAGCGCACCGTCCGTTTTCAAACACGCCAGCAATGCCTTTTGCAGTTCCAACCCGGCACTTTTCATGACTTGTCATCTCTTGGGGGTGGGGATTGTTTTTGAGCCCTGCTCGCCTTTTCAGCGGCTTCTTCCATCAGCTCCATCGCTTGCCAACGCAATGTACGGACCAGATCGGCCAAGGTGAGTTGCATGGTTACCTTCATCTGCCCTCCTCGCTCACACGTGCGACCAGATAGCGTCCCGTCTCGTCAGGGTCATACAATGTCAGTATCTGGAATATGCGCACACCCTTGCGAAAGTGCATGCTCGTGGAAATATCGGCCCGGTGCCGCAATGTAATCCTGTGGCTCAGCTCGGCAAGTTGCTGCTCGCCCAGCAATCGCACTCCCGGTCCAACTGGTTCAATTTGAGCCCAAAGGTTGGCGATTTCGCCCCAGCTTTCCTCCAGTTCGCCCGCTTCTCCAGCCAACACGGAAGATTTTTCCAGCAGCAACTCTTGGTTGAGACTGCCCGGATCAATGAACAGCGTCGCCATCAAAATGAAACCTTGCGCCAAAGTCCTACCGCCCGCTCGAACGCAGGAGGATAGGAGACAGGCTGTTGCGCAGCGCCATAAACGCCGCGAAACTCGTACCAATGGGCCACAAGCGTCAAGATCGCATGGCGCAACGCATCGGGTACATCCTTGCCTGTTTCACCGAAACCGGCAACGAAATCCACTTCCAAGGCAACGGAATTGGCCGTGCGTGAGGCAAGGTATAATCGTGCTGGGCGTGAAGCAGATTCCAGATGCAAATCCTCAGCCGCTACCTGCACCGGCGTTCCGTCAACATGATATGCACTCACCGAAACAATGGACTGGACCGGACATTTCCGCAGTTTTATCACTCCGGCGGTCGGCCATTGATCGATGTAAAGCCGGAAGGTTTGGCAGATCAGAGCAAGGCCCGTCTGCGTTTCCAACGTTTCGCGCGCTGCTTTGATAAGTCCATCAAGCAGTCCGTCTTCGCTATTATCTGTGAGGCGCAAAAATTGGCGCACCTCTGCCAGCGTCACCGGCTCAAGAGCCGGCGGCTTTATCAGTGTCATTGTCATGTTCAGGGTCTCGTTCCGAGTTGGAATTATTCGGTCTCGATCAGGCATCGCAGCGTTGATTGAAATGAGATTAGACGGCTAGCCGGTCGGCAGGTTGGAGCAGTCTTCTATTTTGCGTTCATGATCTTTTGCCATGTTGATCATAATCTGAGTATCCAAGGATAGGCTGTATCCGCCATAGAGTGCACTCAGCAAAAACTCAGCCACTTTGCCGTAAGCAGCGGGTTCGGGACTATCAATAATCGCCTGATAATTACCTTGCGTACCATCCATCGAGAATCCCAGTCTTGCCAGACTATCGATCCCGTTCGGGTCCATTTGGTAATAACCCGCCTCACCTTCCTTCGGGCCAAAAAAACCTGAAGATGCCTCACACAACATGCGCTTATCATCATCGACGAACCTGCATTGCACATAGTTCTGCGAACGTTCGGTGGAAAGAATTAGATAACGGTCAAGTTCAGTCTCGCGACCTGCACTCGAATGAATTTTTGCCAATCGCGCAATGACCGGACACCGATACCGCTCAAGGAATTCGGCCAACTTATCCGAAACCGCAATTTCCCCTGCGAAACAAGTCGATGGACCTGTGCAGCCGAGTGTCAGGCTAAAAATCAGCACGATAATCCGTTGAAAACGCATCCTTCAAAACTATGTGAATCTTTAGTGCGGTCAATTCGACATTGGTAGAAGAAGTCCGGACGACCGCAAGACCGCCCGGACTGGATGGTCAGACGCCGAACTTAAGCAGCTTGATCGCATTGAAGTCCTGAACGCCACCGCCCACACGCTTGGTCGTGTAGAACAAAACGTAGGGCTTGGCGGAGTAAGGATCGCGCAGGACGCGCACGCCTGTGCGATCCACCACCAGATATCCCCTTGCAAAATCACCGAAGGCAATGGCAGCAGATTTGTCGGCCATATCAGGCATATCTTCAGCCTCAACGAGGCCAAAGCCCAGCAGTGATGCCTGCGCGCCGGGCGTTGCGGGCGGCGTCCAGAGATAGTTGCCATCCTTGTCCTTAAGCTTGCGGATAGCCGCCTGCGTTTTGCGATTCATCACCCAATTGGCATTTTGGCGATAACCGGCTTTCAGCGCATAGATTGTGTCGAGCAGAACATCCGAAGCATCATTGGCGGGAAACGCCCCGGCGACGCCAGTCGATAGCGAGCCGAGTTTACCCCAGCCCCAGGCGGACTCTGCCACTGTGTCATAGGTCAGGAAGCCGCGTGGTTTGTTGACCCCGTCGCCATTGATAAAGGCCTTGCCTTCCTGCTCGGCAAAAGCCGTTTCCACCTCGGCAGAAATCCATTGTTCCACATCAACCACGCCGTCATCGAGCAGCGAGGATGTTGCCGCCGGCATGGCATAGAGCTCCATGGTCGGAAATTGCAGCTCAGCCAATTTGGAGCCTTCAGTCTGCGGACGTATGTCGGTCTCGCTAACCCAGCCTACGGATGGTCCCTTGATCGAAAACGGCTTCTTCAAAACTGAACCGGATACCTGTCGTACCGTGGCGATACTGCGGATGGGCGATATTTGCGCCAGTCGCGTTCCGATTTCGGTTTCAAGTTCCTGGGGCACCAAATAGCCGCCATCGGAAGCCGAACCGATCGAATGAGCCTTGGCCTCAAGTGAACGTACGCCGCTTTCATCGCCGCGCCGGACATAGCTTTCAAAAGCGCTCTTATGCTCCAGCGAGCGCAACGGACTTACACCGCCATCCAGCGCAGGACGCACCTGCTTCAGTTCAAGCTGCTCCATGGCACGCTTTTGCATGTCCAGAGCTTCGTCAAGTCGCTGTAGCTTTTCACTCGTGAGAACATCGACACGGGAACTTTTTTCGAGCGCGCCCAGGCGATAGTCATTGGTTGCTTTGTACTCGTCAAATGTTCGGGCAAATTCGTCGAAGCTTTCCATGCCTTCCAGAGTCTTTGTTTCCAGTACGTCATTGTATTCGTTCATTATTTTTCCTTCGGTTGTTAAAGAGGACATCAGAATGCGCATAGGCAATCGCTTCGCCCCAAGGTTTGGGGCAAAGGCAAAGACGCGCATGTCTGGCAGGGTTTAAGCGACCAGCGATCAGCCGCCGTTGATCAGCTCTGTACCGTTCGTAATTTTACGATGGTTCGGCCTTTGTTTTGACAGCGACCAGGATTTTGCTGCCGATTGTTCAAATAGAGAAGATAGGCATTGTCGGGAAAATTCCGCTCAGAGACCCCGTCTTCTTCGAAAAGAAAATTTGTTACCAGATAAAGGTCTTTAGGAATTCCGACAGGTGTTCTGCAATCATTCCAATTTGCCGCCTCTCTGCCGAAACGCGTGGCTGGTTCGGATCAAATTTCAACGAAAGCCAGTGCTGGAACGCCTCATAAAGCGTCGAGCGACGCTTCAGCTCCAGATTTTCCGCTTCCAGATTTTCGATCCAGCGGCGATTGTAATGACTTGGGGTTGCGCGCCTCAGCGCTCCCATCAGCAGCTCATTGGCCTTGATGTTCCAAAGCAGCCTTGGCTGATGCGTCGGCATCTGCCTGGCGGGCAGTCGGCTTTTCACCTGCCCCACTCTGGCCGAAGGCAGCATGGGAAAGGTGACGACAGAGATTTCCCAAAGGTCCGCCTCGTGGATATGCCGCACGCCAGCGCCATCCGCCTTGGCGCGCACGGTTTTGAAACCGATGGAGAGGCCGTCCACCGCGCCTGAGCGCATGAGCTCCAACACCTCCTGCGCCTTGGCAACGCCCTTTGCCAACTTGCCCTCGACATAAAGCCCGCGCTTGTCCTCGCGCACAACTGTCCACACGCCAATTGGCTGGTTGGGGTCGTGCTGCCAGAGCATGCGTATGCCACCTGCGCCGCGCTCTCGCACCGATTTTAAAAATGCGCCCGCTTCTATGGCGTCCTTGCCGAGGTCTACCTCGCCGAACAGGCTGGCATAGCCGGTAAAACTGCCATCCGTAGAGACGTTTTCAATCGTGAGGCCGGTAAACTTCCTCTCAATGCCCGCAATGGCTTTTTGCGCAAGGTCGAGGCTAACCTGCATTGGCGGCATCCCCCTTGTCGGAGGAATCCGACCCAACAGGCGGTGCTTTTGTCTCGCCCATACGTGCAGCGATCCGGGCGAATACGCCCAGCGCTGTCCAGGCTGCGAGGCTTGCCGCGGCAGACCCCATCAGCATCAGTTCGCCATCACCAAGCTGGCCGCGAATATCGAGTTCCGCGGCGATCTTGATTCCGGCAACACCACCGAAAGCAAGGCCGCAGACAATGCCAACGATGAAGCGGATGGCCGCATCGCTTTTATCGCGCGGCAGCATATAGGCGAGAGAGACGGCAGAGCCAGCAATAGCTCCCGCCGCCTTTGCCGCCAATATCCAGGCGGCATCGGACCAGTTTGTCATGATTTTCTCCGTCAATTTTCCTAGAGCGTTTTGCGTTTTGACAGATTCAAAACGACACTCTAAGTCTTTGATTTTACGCGAAATTGTCCGCTTTCTTGCGGCGCGTAGCCGACTGCTTCACGCTTCTCCTCATCGCTGAGGAATGGAGCAGCGGAGATACGCGCCCATAGCGCGTCGCGCTCCTGAGCCAGACCATCAATGCGGTCGAGATCGGGTTCGAGGCGCAAATCCTTGCCGAAGACCGGACTGAGCCAATTGCTCATTGCCTTTGCCGTGCGTATCACCAAAGGCAGCACAGTCAGGCGATAGAAGGCGCGATTAGCCTCGGCATAATTGGCATAGGTATTGTCGCCCGGAATGCCGAGCAGCATGGGTGGAATGCCGAAAGCCAAAGCTATATCCCGGCTTGCCGTGTTCTTCGCCGCAATGAAGTCCATGTCGAGCGGCGAAAGCCCCATGCTTTTCCAGTCAAGTCCGCCCTCCAGCAGCAAAGGTCGCCCAGCCTTTGCCGCGCCCGTATATCCTTCTTCCAGTTCGCTTTTGAGCCGCTCAAATTGATCTTCAGTGAGGTGACTTGTCTCGCCCGGCGCATAGACCAGCGCACCGGAAGGTCGCGCCGAATTATCTAAAAGCGCCTTGTTCCAGTTGCCGGAAGCATTGTGAATATCCAGCGCCATCAAAGCCGCTTCCAGTGGAGCAAAGCCGTAATGGTCATCGAGCGGATGAAACAGTTTCAGGTGCAGGCCCCGCCCTTCATCAAGCGGGATTGTGCGCTTTTGCGCTCCCGCGCCGTAGGCCAGAGCGACCGGCCAGCCATTGTCATCGGCGAGCACACGCACACGATCCGGGCGCAACAAATGTAGTTCGCTTGCTCCCCTGCCGCCTTGCACGCGCTCGATATAGGCATTCCCCGACAGAAGAATATGCCCGTAAAGCGCTTCAAAGAAGCTTGCTCCATCTGTACCGCGATGCGGGTTGGCCAAAAGCTCCAGCAGTGGATGCTCGCTATGTTCTGCCTTGCCCTCATAAAGCAGCCATGGTGCGGCTGCGGCTGCTTCCGCCAAATGTCTTATGCAGCGATAGGCGACCGGATTGCGCATGAAACCTTGCCGCGAGAGGCCGACATAGCCGCTTTGCGACCAGCGGGCTTCCCGGTCAAATTGCAGAGCAACGAAACCCTGTGCCGACTTTTGCTGCAGATGCGGGTTCTCGTTCGCAGCGCTTTTGCGCCACGGCCAATTGATTGCCATGTATGGAATTCTTTCTGTTGTGGAGTTTACAACTGCATTATCGTTAGCCGACCACTCGCACTCGTGGCCGGTTGTCGCGCCTGCCGAACAGATCGCTTAATGCCCAGACCAGCGCATCCACGCGGTCAGGGGAGCGGCCATTGGAAAGGCCCGTGTGGGAGAAGTCGCACATCTCGTCCTCAAGCAGTGGAAATCGCGCCGCATGACGCACCCTGCTCTGCTCATAGAGCGCGGCAACCGGCTCGGCACGCACCGCCTTGCCGCGATTGGCGCGCACAGGTTTTACCGGAACATTCATATCCTCGGCTGCAATCACCGCCGACACCATGTCGCCGCCCTGATTGATCTCCGCGATCAACAGATCAGCTTCCAGCCTGTAATACAAAGCGATAGCACGCCGCGCCCATTCATGCGGCTTGGCCGGTGCGAAGCTTTCATCGGCAAGCACCCAGCCAATACCCTTCTCATCAAGCCCCGCGGCTACGATCCCGCAAGCATCGGACTTCTTCGTGGCGCTTGCGGGTGGATCAATGGCAATGACAATGCGCTTCAATTCCGGCACGTCCGGGCAGAATACCTCTTCCATCATCAGCCGCGACCAGAGCGCGCCTTCGCTCTCCTCGATGAGTTCGCCATCAAGTTCCTGTCTGCCAAGGCGGGTATCGCCATAAAGCCCGCTAATATGTTTGACAAAACCGGGAGCGAGAAACTCCGCATTCTCGCACATCTTCATGCGGCGCACCGGAATGCTCGGATCAGCCAGCATCCTCTTTAACAAAGGCAGCGGCTTCGGTGTGGTTGTGATCACTTGCTTCGGGTTTCGGCCAAGACGCAGCCCGAACTGCAACATGTCCCATGTCGCCTGCACATTTTTCCACTTTGCCAACTCATCGCCCCAGCCAGCATCAAATTGCGGTCCGCGCAAGCTTTCAGGGTCTTCTGATGAAAACATCGACGCCGTCGCTCCACTGTTCCAGAGTAGACGACGCCTTGTCATTTCAAAGCGAGGGCGCTCGGCCCGTGAAACCGACATGATGCCGGATGGGCCGTCGATCATAACCTCGCGGACATCGGCCAATGTTTCGCCGACCAGAGCGATATGCATGGATTTCGATGTATCAAAGGGCGCAAATCCAAGGGCCATGCCATTGACCCATTCCGCCCCCAT